GAGAAGTTTCTGCCGGTGTCGGTGGTGGGCAGCCGCTCCACGAAGTCACAGACGAACTGTCCGGCAGCCTGATCCGTCACCACATTTCCCATGGACTCACTCTGCCTTCCTCAGGGCGGCTTCCTGGCGCTCCCGGAGCACGCGGGTGAAGTCGTCGGTACCGTCGCCGGTGGGCGCCGCTGCGGCGTTCACCAGCACGCTGGGAACCACGATGCGGCACCGGGAGGTAACGGAAAGGCCCATGGCCTCGGCACACTGCCGGGCCTGCTTGAAGTAGGAGGACTGGACGGAGGTCCATTCCTTTGCCAGCTTCTCGTCGCGCTCCCGGATGGCCTTGGCGGCCAGCTTGTCGGCCTTTTCCCAGCGGCTGCGGAGGACGAAGTACTGAGCCAGCACATCCCGGTCCAGATCGGTGTAAAGGCCGGCAGCGCGGAGGATCTCGCCAATCTCCAGAAACTCTTGGTGATATGTCTTCAGCAGCCATTTGGGCGGTGTTACCGTCTCCGGAGGCGGCACGTGGACTTCCTGATCCCGGCGCTGGTCAGCCTCCGCCTGCGTGAGGTGCTTTCTTCCGTTGGCCTCCACCAGAGCGGTGGGCTGTCTGCGTCCTGCCATGGACGCCTCCTTTCTCCGGCCCTCTGCCGGACGGCCGACGGGAGATCAGAAAAGCGTCAGCCGCCGGGGAGAGAAAATCCCCGGGTGTACAGCCACCCGGCAGAAGACCGGCTATGTGTTGTGTGTCCCCTCAACGCCCGGTGGGGAAATTTTTTCGTAAACAGGGGAGGGCGCGGTATCAGCGGCGGGCTTTGAAACTTTTTCACCCTGGGGGAGGGTTCTGCAAGGAAACGCTGCCACGCGCCTGCGCATGACCTGCGCCGCGCCTGGGCGCCCAAAGCTGCCGAAGATATGCTCACCGCCGGCGCTTTTTCTCTGCACGTTTTTGCCACAGTTCCGTGGCTGTTTTGCGGCTGTGGCAACTGTGGCAGAGGCTCTGCAGATTCCGCCTGTCTGTGAAGACATCCCAGTTGCCCTTGTGATCCACAACGTGGTCTACATCCGTGGCCTGTACCCGCCTGCCGGCCTTGGCGCAGATCCGGCAGAACGGCTCCAGCAGGAGCTGCATGGGCCGGAGATCGTAGATCCACTCGTCGGTGCGGTACATCCAGCGCCAGCTTTCGGCCTCGTCGCTGCGGTCGTGTGTGCGCTTCGGCCTGTGAGCCGGACAGTAGCCATCCTCGACGAGTACGCTGCAGCCAGGCTTCCGGCAAGGGCGCTTCGGCTTCATGGGCATGGGCTATCACCTCCACGCATCCAGGCAAAACAAAAGAGCCCGAACCGGCACGTCTGCGTCAGCAGATCAGTGCGGCTCAGGCTCATAGGCTCAGGCTCATGTCGATATTCAGGAACTTCTCCGCGCGGCAGTGCCGGCAATGGACAAAGGCTTTCACCTTGCCGTCCGGCGGCATCCGCAGGAGCTTCATCTTCCCGCAATCGGGGCAGAGGACGTATCCATCCTTTGTGACCAGTTTACTACGTTTTTCTTCGCTCTGCAATAGTTTCACCTGCTTTCGTTTGATGTGTGCCGATTATTTAACTACATTCCAAGATAGAGAATCATTGATTTTAATATAGTCCCGTTTTGGGCTCGATGTACCAGCCGTAATAATAGGAGCCGAATTCGTTCTGCGTGGAGGCTCGCCCGGAGGAATAGACGTCGTCCGGGATGTGGATAACTCCGGAGCTGTCCTGCCACCGTTCCGGCGCTGGCAGCTGCGCAGAAAGAGATCTGCTGCACACCCACGGCCGGGCGCCGATGGGGATCACAATGCCGTCGGTGGCCTCCTTGTTGAAATACTTGGCCAGCCTGCGATAGCTGTCATGCTTACCACGCAGCACCGGCTCATCATCCACCTCGCCGTACTTCCAGAGGTACTGCATCACTGCCGGAGGCAGCTGGTGATCCCGGAAGACGGAATGGATGTGGAAGCGATGGTCGCCGTGCTTGCCCTCGATCAGATAGATATAGTCGAAGGCGTCGATCTTCCGCCATCGCTTCGCCCGTGCCAGGAACGCCCGCCAGACCTTGCGGACGTCCCTGTACTTCTCCGGCAGGCTTTCGGCGTCAAAGGTCAGTGTGTAGTGGATGCCCTCCCAGCCAAACAGAGCCAGCCGCAGCTCCAGCCTGTCCACCCGCGTGCGGCAGATGGAGCAGTCGCCCTTGGGCAGCAGGATCTTGTTCTTCTCTGTGCGGTCATACACGGAGTCTTCCGCAGAGAGCCGCGGGCGGATGGCCCGGCATTCCTTCACCAGAGGCCCCGCCCGCTGCCGCTCGCAAGTCCAGATCAGATCACTCATGCTTCACCAGCGCTTCATCCATGGCATTGGCTACGGCCGACAGACTGCGGCGAACCGTGGCAGCGGCCTGCTCCGCCTCAAACAGTTTGCTCTGCGCCAGCGCCAGACGCTGCCCAAGCTCGCTGCGAGCCTGCTCGCTCTCCGTCAGGGCGGACGCCTGACAGCGGATCAGATCCATGGCCTCCCGGATGATGGCACAGCCGTGGATGCTGCAGTCGTGCTCATGGCCGCAGCCGAAGCACTTGTGGTTGTCGGTGGAGATCCTGCGCAGCTCACGCAGGAGGATGTCATTGCTTTTCAAAACGGCAGCTCTCCTTCCTCTTCCTTGGACAGTTCACGCAGCTCACCGCTCGGAGGCGCTTCGGTGTCCGATCCGGACACGCGCTTGCTGTCTCCGAAGTATACGTTGTCGGCCACCACCGTCCAGCTGCGGCGGCTGTTGCCGTCCCGGTCCTTGTAGTCGGTCACCTGCAGGCGGCCTTCCACGACGGCCATGCGGCCCTTGGTGAAGTAGCTGCTCACGAACTCTGCGGTATTACGCCATGCGGTGCAGTCGATGAAGTCCGTTTCCCGCTCACCGCTCTGGCCTTTGTAATCCCGATCCACAGCGAGGGAGAAGGAGGTGACGGCCGTCCCGCTCTTGGTCTTCCGCAGATCCGGATCACGGGTCAGACGGCCCATCAGAAAGATTTTATTCAGCATGTACGCCCCTCCAGTGTGATTTTCATTCCCAGCCCCTGCAGGAGCAGAGGCACCCGCGGCCTGACCACCTCGCGGATCCGCGGGAACTCCGTCACCAGCAGATACAGCAGGCTGTGGGACATCCGCGGGCCGCAGGCGTCGGCGTAGACAACAGCCTCATTCCGCGGGATCCCGGCGGCCATCAGCAGCTTAATCATTCGTTTTCGTTTCATGGGGGTTCTCCTTTTCTTCTGGGGCCGCCGGCAGCGGCATCCAGTGGGTAACATTCATTGGTGCCCATTCCCATCCGTCCGTTTGGGGAAATCCCAACTGTGGCACATTACAGAAAAACCTGTTTGTTTGCTTTACAACTCCGTTATATACAAGCACGGTTAAAAAGCCGAATTTTTCCCCCTCGACATGTTTCTTTATGTTCGGGTCATCCTCCGGCAGCCTGTCCTCCACGCTGATCCAGCCTGTCAAACCGTTACGATTTGTCACGGGTTCCTGCTCCCTCAGGGCAGAGATGGCCACGCCCAGCGCCTCGGAGTACCGTTTCATGTGTGCGCTGTCAGCAATAGGCTGGAGATACTGAATAGCTTCCTCTCTGGTCACTTGCCGTCACCGTCCAATCTCGCCGCGATCCGCAGCTTTCCACACTTGATACAAAGCATAGGCCAGTGGATCACGCACAAACGGACTGTTCTTCGCTCTTTCGTACTCCTCGTGAAGCACCTTCACCGCTTTCCGCAATTCCGGAACCACCGTGGCAACATCCGCGGCCGGAATCTCCGAAAGCAGTCTTATAAACTCACAATCGCACGCCTCTTCCTGAATGTGGGCAATGCGTTTCTGGTCAACGCCGAAGAACAGGTTGAATATGGCTTTTTTGCCTTGAAATGCTGTAGCGATCTCCTCCGGCATCAGTCCAGTTTCCCGGTAGCGCTGCAGCTCATTCAGATAGGCTTTTACCGCCTCGTGCTCTCTGTAAAAGATCGAGTCTTCTGGGCGACGAGACATAGCCCTCTCACAATGTTCGATCATCTCAGGGATGCTCAGTCGTTCCATGTTGTTCTCCTTTCTCACGCCAGATCGGGCAGTAGACCCGACGGCCTTTCTCGCAAAATTTCGCGCTGCAGTAGCTGTGCAGCTGCACCTCCGTCAGGGCGCACAGGACGCTGGAGGTGCTGCCGGCATTCAACATCCCGCGGAAGGCAGGGCAGCCGTCCTCCTGCGTAAAGCCCCGCAGATACGGCCCGTCCGGCTTCTCCAGAAAGCAGAAGCCGCGGGAGGGATCACTGATCTCCTCCAATACCTCGTCACTGTGGGCGACGGCGGCGAAGGCCTCCGCATCCCGGATCAGCAGGGCGGCCTCGTCGATCTCATTGCACCGGAGGCAAAAAGGGGAGAGTCCCCGATCCGTCCGGATGGGGTAGGGAGGAGGCAGCTGCTTTGCGTCACTCATGCGCCTTTTCCTCCGTTCTGAAGTTGATGCGTGACGACTGTGTCTTGCCGGTGGCGTCCATAGAGACCATCACATCGACGCCCACCACATCGCAACCATACACGCAGACGGCGGCATTTGGGTGAGCGGAAGCAATGGCATCCAGCAGGCGCTGCAGCTGACTGACGGTCATGTGGCCGTCGTACGATAGACCGGTGCTCTGCTGGCCGGGTGGCGCTTCGTTAGGCGATAGTCCCTGCTGGCGGCGCCAAGTGCCTACGGTGGTAACGGAAACGCCGAGACAGTCGGCCATGTCCAGATCCGTGAGTCCGTCCCGGTAGAGCATCATGGCGCGAGTCTCATCCAGACACCGGAAGCGCCGGGGCTTGTCTG